CCACCGGCTACCACGGCCCCTGGCTATTCCCAGGCCAAGCCCCCAGCCCCCACGTCGCCACCGGCTCCATCCGCGGCTACCTGCATGCCCTATGCCGCCGGCACAGCATCCCCCCCCTCAGCCCCCACCAGCTCCGCCACTACTTCGCCACCTACATGCTCACCCACGGCGCCAGCCTAAAGACTACTAGCGCCATCCTCGGACACGCCAACACCTCAACCACCGCCAACATCTACTGGCATATCCTGGACCAGGAGGAGATAATGACCCAACACCACGACCACAGCCCACTCGCAAGCTTACAAGCTTATACTTCTAAATGCTTAGATACTAATGTCTCCCGTAGAAAGAAGCAGAAGCATTTAAGCTTAAGCATCAATAAGGACGGTGGATAAGTGGATAACCCCAGCGGATGGCTCACAATCCGAGAGGCCGAGGTTGTCCAGCTCTCAATCAACATCCCCTCCATTACCACCGTCGTCAAGCACTTCGTCCTCGCGGACAACCGCTCATACTACTGCCAGGGCGCCCTCTGCGACCTATGCCTCGACGGACTCCCCAAGCGCACCCGCTACCAGGCGGAGGTGATCTCCCAGGGGCAAAGCCTGAGATGGGAGTTCGGCGACGACGTCTACCGCCAGGTCCACAAGCTTTCCACCACCGAAGGCTACGCAGCCGCCACCATCACCAGGTCAGGCCAGGGACAGCGCACCCGCTACACCATCCGGCCACAAAGCGAAGCCAACACGCCGCAGGCCCGGGAGCGCGACAAATACATCCAGGGCAGATACGGACACATGGTCCAACGATAAACGAGAATGGTTATAACACAATCAGAACAGCTCTATAAATGTTCACTCTGCGGCAGCCCCACAGTATGGGACTCGGCACTTGGGCCTGACCCCATCTGTCTTTCATGCTGGGATGACGGGGCGGATAGGGACAATGAAGTAGCGGCCTACCGCCGGGCCTACTACCAGGCTAACAAGGACAAGGCAGCGGCCTACCGCCGGGCATACCGCCAGGCTAACAAGGCCAAGGTAGCGGCCTACCGCCGGGCCTACTACCAGGCTAACAAGGACAAGGCAGCGGCCTACCGCCGGGCATACTACCACGCTAACAAGGAGAAGGTAGCTGCATACCGCCGGGCCTACTACCACGCTAACAAGGAGAAGGCAGCGGCCTACTACCACGCTAACAAGGAGAAGGTAGCGGCCTACCAGCGGGCATACTACCACGCTAACAAGGAGAAGGTAGCTGCATACCAGCGGGCATACTACCACGCTAACAAAGATAAACGAGGAGGTGAACAATGAAGAATCCGAAGAATCCCATCCAAGCAGTCGTGACCATTGACCAGGTCGACGAGCTCAGCACCAACTCCAAGCGTGACCGTAATGGCACCCTGATCACCACCCTTTCCATCAATGCCAAGATACAGCCCTCAGAGATCGCCAGGATACTCAACATGGTCAAGCAGGGCGCCCCACTCACCCTCACCATCGGCAGCGACCAGCTGATGATGGACCTGCAGATGCAAGTCGCCCTCAACTTGCCAGACGAGGAGGTGACATAATGCCCCGGGTCACAACTCTCCAAAGGTTCAGATACCTTACAAAGGCACGCAAACCCTTCACATGCATACTCTGCGGCGTCCCCTTCGAAAAAGGCAGCTACTACTTCCCCAACTACCACGACATCTGCCGCAACAAGAACGGGCCCCTGTGCTTTATGTGCTACGAATACGGCTAGAATGAAGGAGGTGACATAATGCTACTAGCCAAAGCTACCACCATCGCCTGCCAGCTACTCGACCAGCTCAACCCCTACGTCCACCAGATAGCAATAGTCGGCAGCATCCGCAGGCAGAAGCCAGAAGTCCACGACATCGACATCGTCGCCATCCCCAACGAGGAAAACCTGATGGCTTCTGGCTACTTCGATCAGCGCCAGCTCGCGGCCAACCTCGCCGACCCCCACGAAAAAGCCATCGGCTCCAACGGGCTGAAGCTGTCCAGCTTCAAATATCACGGCGCCCAGGTGGACATCTACTGGGCAACCACCGAGACCTGGGCAACCCTGCTTTTAATCCGCACCGGCAGCAAGCAGCACAACATCAGGCTGTGCCAGCTCGCCCAACGCCGAGGCCTCCACCTCCATGCCTCCGGAGACGGCCTATTCCGGAACGGCACCCGCGTCTCCTGGGAGTCCGAGGAGAAGCTTTTCGCCAGCCTCGGCCTCCCCTACATTAAGCCAAAAGACCGCAACTAACCTCGCCCAGGGGGGAGTAAGCGCCTACCTACTCCCCCCACCTCCCCAACCCCACCCCCCACTGCCACTTGACATAATGGCAGCACTTGACATAAAATGGTGGGGTATGAAACTGCTCAGAGCAGCAATACAGCACGGCCGCTTCGACCTCGCAGCCCATGCCCTTGTTTTCGGCTTAGTTCACACTAAGGCCAATGGCAGGAAAAAAGGGAACCAACCTCGGCAACCAAAACGCCAAGAAGCACGGATTTTACAGCCGCGCCCTTGACGCAGCCGAGTCCCTCGAGCTCGAAGAAGCGAGGGGCCTCGAGGGCCTGGACGAGGAGATTGCCGTGCTGCGAATTAAGCTCAGGTCCCTGATCGAGGACCACCCCGACCAGATTGCCCTCGCTTTCGAGGCGGCGAACACCATCGCCCGCCTGGTCCGCACCCGCTACAACATCACCAAGGAACAGAAGCGCTCCCTGAAGGAAGCCATCGCCAGGGTACTCACCGAGATCGCCGTCCCCCTGGGGATAAAGGCACTCATACGATGAAACTCCGACCATACCAGGCACAAGTCGCCAAGTCGGTAATCGAAAGCATCCAGGGCAACCTCGGCCTCACCTTCTCGGTCGAGATCGCCCGACAGGGAGGCAAGAACGAGCTCAGCGCGCACCTGGAGATACTCCTTATGACAATGTTCATGTCCGCCGGCGGCAACGCCATTAAGTGCTCCCCCACCTTCAAGCCGCAGACGTTGATCAGCATGAGCCGCCTCAAGGAACGCCTGGACGACTTCGGCTACGCCGGTATATGGTTCACCGAGGCAGGCTACATGATCCGACTCGGCAACGCCAGGTGGATATTCCTATCCGCGGACGAGACCGCCCAGGTAGTCGGCATGCCCGACGTCGACGCCACCAGCCAGGCAAAACCTACATCGCCGGCATCGACTTCGCCGGCGAGGAGGAGCAGCTCGAGGACGAAGTTCTCACCCGCCCTGGGAGAGACGCCACCGTCGCCACCATCGCCGAGCTGATACACCCCCCCACCGACGCCCTTAACCAGCAGCCAACCCTGAAGGTCGTCGAGACCTATTCCTGGGTCGGTGTCAAGCACTCCGACCTCTACCCACAACTGGTTGACATAATCAAGAACGTGTGGCCGTGCGCCCGGGTAGTCTGCGACGCTACCGGCATCGGAGAGCCCATCACGGCTTTTATACGAAAGGCGCTGGGCCCAAAGGTGCAACCCTTCAAGTTCTCCCAATCTTCCAAGTCCGAAGCAGGCTTTGACCTGCTGGCCGCTATCAACTCCGGGAGATTGAAGCTCTACCGCCAGGACGGATCCCCCGAGTACCAGGACACGCTACACCAGCTCCAGAAGGCCAAATCCGTCTACCGCCCCAACCAGACGCTCAACTTCTTTGTCGAGCCCTCAGAAGGCCACGACGACCACCTCATAAGCCTTGCCCTGCTTGTCCAGGCATCTAAGGACCTCATCCCGCGCAAGGCGCTCGGCGGAGTACGAAATGACTGAGTTTACCCCGCAATCCCTCGCCCAGCTGGACAAATCCAGGTTCAGCACCTACAAGGCCAACCTCGACTTCTACAACGGCGAGCAGTGGGCCGAGAGGTCCACGCACCGCCAGCTCGTGTTCAACTATGCCAAGATCGCCGTCGACAAGCTCACCAGCTACCTGATGCAAGGCCTCAACTTCGCCTGCGACCCCCTGGACGAATCGGAGCCGGCCAAGAGCACAGCCCACAAAGCCGAGCACACCGTTTACCAGGTCTACCAGGCCAACAACCTGCAGGAGCTCGACTACGAGACCGAGGTAGACGCCGCTATCCTGGGAGACGCAGCCTACAAGGTCACCTGGGATAACCAGGAGAAGCGCATCCGGGTGACTTCCCCGGACGTAAACGGCCTCTTTGCCTGGTGGCTAGGCGATGATCTCAGCAAGATATGGCGCGTCGCCTCCCGATACACCCTCACCGATGAGGAAGTAGCACAACTGTACAAGAAAGCCATCACCAAGAAAACAGCCACCATCACCGAGCTGTGGACCGACAAGACGCTGGATCTCTACCTGGATAACGACCGCATCGAGGCCAAGCCCAACCCCTACAAGTTCATTCCCTTCGTCATATTCCCCAACTTGCGCGACCCGAAGCACTTCTGGGGCACGTCGGATATCCCCGGCCTTAAGCAGTCGCAGCGAGAGCTCAACAGGGCGCTCACGCAGCTCTCACGCATCCTTGAGGTATCAGGCAACCCCATCGCAGTACTGGAGGGCGTCGAATCCGCTGAGGACATAAAAGTGCAGCCTGGCGCCGTCTGGACCATACCCGAGGAGGCCAAGGCCTACCTGCTTGACCTACTGCAGGGCGGAGGCATAAGGCTGCACATTGATTTCATTGACATGATCTACCGCTGCCTCCATGACATCTCAGAGGCCCCCCGGGCAGCCTACGGAGGCATCGAGAGGGAGCTATCAGGCGTAGCCCTGGAAGTGGAGCTGCAAAGCCTACTCCAGAAGGTACGCAGGAAGCGCACCATCCGCACCTCCACCTACAAGCGAAGAAACGAGATGGTGCTCAGGCTTCACCAGCAGTTCAACAGGGAGGATCTCACCCAGGTTGTCCACCGCATCATCTGGGGGGCAGTACTTCCCCAGGATAAAGCCAGGGAAGCCCAGAACGAGCAGCTGCTTGTCCAGTCAGGCGTCCACTCCAGGAGGACGGCCATGGACGAGATGGGCATACGCGACCCCGAGGCAGAGTTCCAGAAGTGGCTTGAGGAGAGGGGGCGCATCCTGGAGATGAATCAGGAATATAGATCGAAGTCTACCCGTGGCGGCGAGAGAGAGAGAAGCGTAGCCGCGGAGATGGAGATTCCCGAATAGAGCCATCAGCCTACAGCGGTCAGCCGTCAGTCCAACACTGAAAGCTGAACACTGAGAGCTGAAAACTGTCTAAGGAGGATTCAATGCCAAATGGCAACGAAGACCAGAACACCGAGAACCAGACCGTCACCCAGGAAGAGTTCGACGCCCTCAAAGCCGAGCTCGAAGCCGAGAAGGCAAGGACTGAAACGGCTGTGGGGGAAGCCATGGTCCTTCATGAGAAGGACAAGCAAGAGCTTACGCAGCGCGTCGCTTCGCTTGAGGCCGACGTCCAGGCCAAAGGTGACGAAGCAGTCACGCTCAGCCAAGGAGCAGGCCGCAAGCCAAGCCGGCCAGGTAGACACGCTTACCCAGGAACGGGACGCAGCGATCGGAGAATACCGAGCCCTGGTCGTCGCTTCCAACTCCGTGTTCTCCGACAACCTTATCCAGGGCGCCACCATCGACGAGATCAAGCAGTCCGCCGAGCACGCTACCGCCCTGGTGGGGAAGGTCAAGGAGAGCCTGGAGAGCCAAGCTCAGGCGCTCGCCGAGCTGACCTCCGTGCCGGCAGGATCCCCGCAGCGCCAGGCCGCCGACCTATCGGCTATGAGCACCCGCGAGAAAATCAACTACGGCCTTAACCAGGCCAGGAAGGAGCAGTAAGTATGGCAATAAGCCTAGCAGAAGCAGCCAAGCTCTCCAATGACGCCCTGCTTGTGGGCGTCATTGAGGAGACCATCAAGGACTCCCCGTTGCTCCAGGGCTTGCCGTTTATCGAGATTGTGGGCAACGCTCTGACCTACAACAGGGAGGGAACCCTCCCATCTGCCGAGTGGCATGCCGTCAACGACGACTGGGTCACTTCACCCACCCCCGACTTCAGCCAGCAGACCGCCACGCTGAAGATAGTGGGGCAGAACGCCGACGTCGACGACTACATCAAGCAGACCAGGTCCAACATCCAGGACATCGAGGCAGCCGTGATCGAGATCACCGCCAAGGCCATCCGGCACGAGGTGGAGGAGAAGTTCATCTACGGCGACACCTCCGCGGACGCCAACCAGTTCGACGGCCTGGTCAAGATCATCGATACCACCACCGACCCGGCAACGCCTAACCCGCAGGTCGTGTCGATGGCTACGGCACAGGCCGGCGCCACCCTCACCCTCAGTAAGGTCGACGAGCTCATTGACCGCATCAAGGGCGGCAAGCCCGATCTCCTGATGATGAGCCGCAGAACCAGGCGCAAGATCAACGCCCTCGCCTCGGCATCAAGAACGACTAATTTGCGCGCAGCGAAAAAACAGGAGTGGGGCGGAGCATAGAAACAAAATCTCCGCTCCCCTCCGGAGGAGTGAATAATGGCATTTGCAGACCCAGGGAAGAACAGGGTAATCGAAAACTCCAATGTGGGTCCAGAAGCCCCCACCGTCACCCTGGCCGGCGCATGTGTCAGGGGCGACGTCCTGGGCTACAGCTCAGGATGGAAGCGAGCTCTGGCCACCGTAGGTACCGCCATCCAGGGCAGGCTAGTTGCCCTGTCGGACGGCGCCGTGGGGGACGTCATAGCCGTATCCCCTAACCCCGTGGTCAGCGGCTACACGGACGCCACCCCAGGAGGCTACGTGTATGTGGCAGAGGGCACCGACAACGGCCAGATCACTGACGCAGCACCCGACACACAGGGCGACTGCGACGTCATAATCGGCGTCGCCCTCTCCGCGACCAAGGTGCTGTTTTTCCTGAACGCCCGCGTCGACCACGTCCACGCCTAGACACAATAGAGGAGGCCTGGGGCCTACCCAACCCCAGGGCAACCTCCTTGTTATCGGGGGGAAGGCTGTCACCTCCCGCCTTCCCCCCACCATAAGGAGGCACCATGGACCTAGCAACAATGAGAACAGCAGTCAGGCGAGACCTCCATGACGAGGATGACGCCGACTACCGATGGACAGACGACGAGATAGACCGCCACATAGACCACGCCGTCGGCGACGTCTCCAGGGCAGTACCCCTCCAGGAGATCGAGGCGCTCGTAATCGCCGACGACGACGTCAAGGAAATCGACATATCAAGCGTTACCGACCGGATCGTCGTCGACGCCGTGGAGTACCCCACAGACGAGGATCCCAGGCGCTACCGCCGGTTCTCCGTCTGGGGAGACACCCTCACCCTGCTTGTCGACGACTCAGTCACCAAGGACCAGGACGTCAATATGTACTATTCCGAGAAGCACACCCTCGACGCTGACGGGTCAACCCTACCCGTCTACCTGGAGGACCTGGTGGCCACCGGTGCCGCCGCCTACGCTACCCGCGAGTGGGCCGCCTATGCCATCAACCAGGCCAACATCGGCGGCGAGGACGTACCCAAACAGTTCCTCACCTGGGCCAACGAGAGACTGGACTATTACCGCAAGGAGCTGAAGCGCCAGAGCCGCCGGTCAAGCATCCGGGTCCGC